ATTAGAACTAAGAATATCTTTAGGTTCCCAATTAACAATTAAAGATAGTAGATGTTCTAAATCATAATCAGGTGCGGTTGACTTGCCTGAAGGAACAACGTTAACTCTAAATGACTCTAACCAATCCCCGTTAAATGTTTGCCAACGTGAACGTCTGTGAGATACGACGGTCCATTCTGTTGGATCTAATTTTGCTTCAATAAGAATCTCTTCTGCGCCAGGTGTGTTCCCATCTGGGCGTGGAGTAGAAACAATAAAGCCACCATCTGTTCCAATTTCAGAACGTGGTCGCCAAGCTTCTGGAATATTTTTATTTGATTTGTCTGAACCTTCTTGTCCAGCTTGTATACTTTCATTGTAGTCATCTGCTAGAGACATACACAGTCCCCTCGTCGGTGGTCACGAACGGCAGTTTTGCCAAATGTTCCACCGGCACGGCGGAGTAATAAAAATAAATCTTTTGTACTTAGTTCATCATCTTCAATAGCTACTTCAAGTATTTTTTTATCTTCTTCTGGTAGCGTCTCTGCCCATTGCCCTACAATGCAAAGCTTTAAGTTACCTGATGACTTTACTTCAGCGTACAAATCTTGCAACGACATATCCGCCTCCTATTGCTCCAATTATAGTACTAGGCCCCGAGGAAACCCCAAGGCCTAGTAACTAGCATACATCAAATTAGTACGAAGCGCCAGCACCTGAATCAAAGTTCATGCGGTCACGCTTTGCAGCAGTGCTAATTCGGATTCCATTAGCTTGTGTTGCTCCTGCTGATGGGTCGACCATCTTTGTATATCGAGGTCCGCCCTTGATTGAATAAGCTGCTCCTGCACGGTCTTTACCTGTTGCAGAAACATTGCTACGTGGTGCACCCTTTTGACCGTATGGGTCTCCAGCCTGTGCTCCCTTTTTCTTTACAAGTGTGCCTGCCTGAGGTGATGCAGAAGGAGAAGTAAACTTAACTCCATCTTTCATCATAGGCTTGCGACCTTGCTTTGCCATACCTGCAAGCGCCTCGTCAGGGCTTGGGATTGAGCCTTTTGCCATGGTGTTCCTAACTGTTAAGAGATCTCTTGTAATAAAGAATATATCAATTTACATTGATAGTAAAGACTATTGCTGAAATTTGTCCGTCACGAGAATCTACCGTGGTAAATCCTGGTCTACAGCTGAGGTCAAGACCTCTTGGTGCAACGTAGCCACGGGCAATAGCGATAGCTTTTACTGCTTGATTTACTGCGGAGGCACCTACTGCCCTCAATTTTACTTGTGGGCGCTCATACAAGGCATGAGCAATGGCGGAACCTACCGATTGTGCGTTAGAACCAGCGCTTACACGCAGGAACTGTTCCTCACCTGAATCTTTTTCAATCACGTTTTTGTAGTCCTTAGGTTTCGATTTAGAGTCGCCCTCTAAGGTAAAAGGTACGTGATTTAGGAGGCTCCGTCAGCGTATCCAGCCTCTTTCAGCAGATTTACGAAATCCTCTAACCTGAGCATTACCGGCCATTCGCCAATATTTGCCTCACCTTGGCCGTTAAGACGAAGAACGGCTACGGGCAAATCTTTACCGTTATGGCGTTCTTTTAGCTGTTTTATAGCTGCAGATGGATTGAAATCTTTTCTGGCCTTTACTTCCCAATCAATGCCAATAGTTCCTGTAACGTCAGTGCCAGACCTACCCGCACCGGTTGACTCCGCATAAGGCCAACCATGTTCTACCAGGTAATTAGCCACAATTTTCTGTGACTTGTAGCCACGATGTTTTCTACTCTGGGAAGGCATTACGCATCCTAGTAGTAATTAACACTTGCAGATCTTCTATAGACCCATTGTTTACAAATATTTGGTCTACCTTATGTCCGTCCATTTGAGATTCTGAAATGTGATCGTTTACTGGACCTATACCGGTTCTTTTTACACGCCATAATTGACCGCCCATAAGTTTAATCATTGCGGCCTCATTCTCAAACCTAACGTCGGTAATTACAACTCGTTCATCCTTACCTACATTGTTAAGAGCGGCGTTAACCCAGATGTTTTCGTCAATAAGGTCTCTTGCAGAAATGCCTAAATCCTGTAACAATCTGCGAACTTGAGGCTCTTGTTTTGCTGTATCCCAACCAACTAAGTTAACTAGGTCCTGCAGATAACCTGTAGGGCTGCAAGCAACCATCGGATTAATTCCGTATAAAAAATCCCTAATCTTGTCTGCAAAAGCAATTCGACTGTACCCATATTTTTCTACAAGTACAGAAGCTACAGTATCTTTTCCAGACTGAGCGTAACCTGTAAGACCAATAATGTTGTAGTTAGGGGTAATACCTAACTCCTCATCAGTGAATAAAGAAAGCTGCTCCCATTCTTGCTTCATGGCGTTGTCCATGAACTTCTAACGGTTGCTTTATTGATATTAACTCTGCGTGTAATCTCTCGATTGATTAACGAGATGTCTTTTGAAAGACGTTCAGAGATGATGTGAATAAGGCCACGGTAGTTAGATAGCTCCTGTAGAGCATCTAGCTTAGCTTTGTAGTCTGGATCTACATCGATCTCTGCATCAATCATAGATACAGAAGTTCCCGCCTTCTTTAAAGCCAACCTTTTCTGTGACTTTATAAAGGATAAGTTCTTATCTGCCTCTGCTCTGTCTACCTCTGCACACCAAAGTTGTAGGCTAATAAACTCCAAATAAGCAACGTACTGATCTGTAATGTCTGAAGGAAGAGACGGTGCGTCATAGCCATAGCTCTGATTTACACTCATACCCTGAAGCTGCAAAGCTTCGATAGTCTTACGACTAGCCTCTGCAACTCTTAATTCAATTGGACTCATGCTAGGTTCTCCTTTGCCCAGTCATTCCATTCAAAAACTAAATCTCCTACATCAATTGTTTCATCAAAGCTGTTTTCATGCAAATGCTCAATAAAGTCATCATCTGCTACTAAAACAGGCAAACCTTTATAAGAATATTCCGCGGTACACATAGTGCACTCACAGTGCCCATTCCCATCAGCATCTTTCCAAAAATAATCAAGCTTTATACCTTCGTGTGTCATTGACCGCCCCATCCTCCGCCTTTAAGTTGAATGCCAAATGTTGAGTATTGGCGAAACGCCTCTCCCCCACACTCACACACTACAGCAGGTGCTGGACCTTCTGCAATTGGGAAAAAACTTTCAAAACTAGACTGACACTTAACGCATTTATACTCATAGTTCGGCATCTTGACTCCTAAAGGGTTCGCAACGTTTACATCCCTTGATAGGGTCAATACTACACACAGGTGGGCGGTCGTTGTCAACTGCCCAAGCAATGTCTAACGCCTGATCAAATAGTTCTTTTGTAAACTCTGGGTTGTACTGAACAGTAAACTCTTTATAATCCTGGTTAGCTTTAAGCTCATAGATATATACGATCTCATTTGGTGCAGAAGGTAGATCCCCGCTTTCAACCATCAAATGAGTTAGGTGCAGGTATACCTGACCCTGGAGTTGATGTGAACGGAAAGGAGCACGAATATTGCGCCATGCTTTTTCTAAGTCTCCGTCTGCTTGAGCTAGTAAAGCTGGTGCTTCAAAGCGAAGAGTGCCTGCGCCAATAGACTTAATCTCTATAAGGAAATCATCTCCCAAACCCTTTACCCAACCATCAGAGTGACCACCGATCCTGTGTTTGTTACTCCACAGAGGTACTTCTCGATACTCAAATACCCCGCACTCTGAATCATTAAAGTTTAAATCGGAAGCCAGCTCCCAGTCAGATGGTCCGCACTCAGAACAGTCCCACTTACCGTATAAGACTCCCATTTCAGTGAGCCACTTCTGCCACTTAGCGTGGATGGTGTGCCCCTCATCAAAAATAGACTGTAGACGAAGCGTAGGTTTTTCACGAACTTCTTTATAGTTACCTTTGATTGCATGATACTGAGCAAGGTGACACCACTCAGGCTTAATCATGTCAGATGGGTGAATGATGTCCATCTTACGGTTATCAAAAGGCTTTGCCAATAAGTGACGCTCAACAGCACCCACTAAACGAGTATCTCGTTTATTAGCATCTAGATATGCTTTTAAAGAAACCGTCTTAGGTTTGCCCGTATTTGCCATCTTGTTCTATCCATTCGTCTAGTGTTAATCCTTGTTTTTCATATTTGCGCTTTGCTGCATTTCTTTCTCGGTGGGACATTCCACCAAAGATGCCATGCAACTCATCGTTAATGATAGCCTCTTTAAGGCAATCTTTCCTAACCGGGCAAGCGGGTCTACCGTCCTTCCCCCAACAAATAGCTTTTGCCTTGTTGGCTATAGGTTTGTATAACGCTTTATCTCTTGGGGGGAAGAATATCTCTGTATCTTCTCCTCGACATTTAGCGTCGTATCTCCAAGCCCAACTAGGCTCGTTGTCATATTCCATTTAGTCACCTCTGATTGCGTTACGAAGTTCAAAGAAATCCTCCTCTCCTAAAACTACATAGTTCTCGCCATCAAGGTGAAGACCTAAAACCGGAATACGACTATCAAGGATAGCTTCGGTAGTAATCTTCTTAAGAACTTCTGATTTAATGGTTACTGACTTTTTGCCAGTCCATTTGTGCTCAATCAAAAGATCATCACTCCGTACGTCCCCTTTACGTGACCAGAAAGCGCCTGACGCTGCAGAACGCTTTCCATCCACCAACTTCTCTAAACGCTTCTCATGCTTTAGAGACTCTTTTTGTCCTTTACTCTTCATCAATAGCCAAAATCGGTTGAGCTTTAATAGTGCTCATTACCGCCTTACTCAACTCTTCACGTAGCTCAATCTCTTCTCTAAGAGAGTCAATAAGAGCCTGTGCTCCCTGCCATTTGCGGTCTCCGTAATACATCCATCCACCGCGTCGCTCAACAATCCCGTTAAGGATAGATAAAGCAACAATCTCCTTGCCAGTGTCATAACCACCAGCATCAACTGCACCGCCATCTGCAAAATAAAAGTCTAGATAAGCAGTCTGCTGTGGAGGGAAAGTTTTGTTCTTAATAGTGCGAACACGAATCGTTTGACCTACTCGACGCTTACTTTCTCCAGTACCTACTTCAACCCAGTCATCACGCTTTACTTCGCAACGTACACTGTACGCATAGTCCTTTCCTAAACCACCTGGGGTAGTTCTAGGGTCCCCATGCATAACGCCAATCTTCATACGGTACTGATTAATCATAATTCCTAAGACTGGTCGTTCTGATTCGATGAGGTCTCTTTTGGTAGCCGACGCCACTTTTCTAAAGAACTTATTGGTAATAAGTGCGCCACGACCCACAGTAAATTCTTCCATATGTTTTTGATCTTCTGCGCTAGGAACAAGGGCTGGAAGGGAATCCACAACAACCATGTCAACAGCCTTGCTCTCCATGAATTGAATAACCGAATCAAAAGCATCCTCCATACTGTTAGTTTCTACAAGTAGAACACGACTGTTATCTACTCCGCAAAGCTCTGCGTACTTGGCATCAAAATCTTCTGCAGCAATCCACACGGCTGTAAAGTCGGGATTAATCTGTTGATTAGCTGCAATAGTTCTTAAAGCAATTGCAGTCTTTCCGTGAGAAGCCTCTCCAACCAGTTCAACCCAACGATTCATTGGCCATCCGCCACCAAGAACAACATCTAGAGTCAAAGATCCAGAAGTAATGCGTTGAGACAACTGTGCTTCTCCAGCAAGAATAACGGTGTTAGCACCAAGCTTCTTGTTGATTCCTGCTGCAATCTTTAATGCTTCTGTACTTAGTGCCATTATTCAAGTCTCCCTACGATTGTTGTCGGATTAAATCCACCACTTTGATTTGGTTGCTTAGCTGCGATTGTTGGACCGCTACTAGACGCACCCGTACCGCCTGCTCCAGTTCCTGCCTGAACAATTGGATACCCGCAATCATAACAACGTTTACGTTGTGTGCCAACTGGCGCCATATAGTTACCAGACATACAACCTGGGCAACGCTCTGTATCCCGTGCACTTTGTGCCTTTGTAACCAATTGATCTTGGTTGGGGTCATACGAAACCTGTACGTTAGGGGTTTGCTGTGGAGGCCTGTAAACAGTTCCAGGAGGAAGGTTTGTACTTGGAGTAGAAGAAGGTTGTACAGGAGTTCCTAGTTTATTTGCCCACCAGTTATTTGACATTTCTATTTCCCCATTGATTTTCACAGCGAGTGCAGAACACAGTAAACTCCTCTTTACTCCAGGAGATGTTGTACATCTTGTGCCCAAAAATTCTACAGATAAATCTACTCATCGTCCATACTCACTTTCGAATGAATTAACCCAATATTGTTTAGTGTTGATACACAAGAGACTGAAGAGGCTAACGCAACCATCTTAAACAATTCGCTTAATTGATCTAAACCTTCTTCAGGTATTCTCTCTAGTTCAGAATCATGATCTAACGTATACGCAGCAGTTGCAATCTTTGCCAGTATTTCTGCGTGAGCGTCAATAAAGGGAAGCAAACCTGCAATCTTTCCTAAACGAGTTTCATGAGCCTCTTGTTCCATATCTGCTACCTCATCAGAAATAGGTGGTAGACCCATCATCTCTGCTATACCTTCTGTAGGTGTCAACATTGCATCATAAACAATTTGACGCATTAAAACACTTAGAGGCACTTGAGTAACATTTACCTTGCGTTTCTTTGATCTCCAAAACCTCATTTGGCCTCTCCCCATCGTTTTACAATCGTAATGTCTGCAAGCATTGGAACATTCAACGCTTTAATTTCTTCCATAGCTTTACGAATCTGTTCAGCCGTTTCTTCTGCAATCTCAGTAGGGGTAACAGTAACTAACTCATCGTGCACAGTTAAAATTAGCGAAGACCTTTCTGGGATCATTTTGTTAGCCCTAATCATAGCAAGCTTAATGAGGTCCGCTGCCGACCCCTGAATAACCGTGTTAAAGGCCTGACGTTCTGCTCTAGAACGTTTCCAAACCTCTGGGGACCTCAGATCAGGCAAATACCGACGACGTTTTAACAAGGTGCTAGCAAAAGGTACCGGAGCTTGCCTACGGCTATCGCTGATAACCTGCTTCTTGTACCTAGCAACAGATGGGAATTTACGTACAAACTCATCTAACAGATCTCTAGCTTCTGCGAGAGAACAGCCAATAGAGTCAGAGATCTTATCCGGACCTACTCCGTAAGCTAGGGATAGAACTAAGACCTTGCCTGCTTTTCTATCTACTCCCATAGTATTACCAATAGTTGTATAGATATCTTCTCCGTTTAAGTAAGCCCCGCACATAATCCGGTCTTGACTAAAGGAAGCAATAACCCTAGGTTCAATTTGACTGTAGTCAGCAACTACCAAGGAATGTCCTTCTGGCGCAACAAAAAGGTTACGAATGGCCTTTCCGTTAGACGTGTGTGGAGCAGGAACGTTCTGAAGATTTGGATTACGACTAGAGAAACGTCCAGTCTCTGCCCCATACTGAACAAAGTCTGTGTGGATTCTTCCCTTAAACATAATACTCTTCTTGGCAGTAACTTTAGATTTACCCGCCAAAGTTCTAGTTATGTCACCGCCTAGATATGGGATTACATAGGTAGTTAACAACTTGTTTAAGTCTGAATACTCAATCAGGGCATCGACTAGTGGATCCTTTCCTGCAAAGGCTTGCAACGCAGGTTCTGCTACTGAGTAATCGGATACCGAAGAAGGCTGACCCTCCTCCGCTCTCTTCTGTCCGGCAGGGGTTAGTACTTTTGGACGTAAACCTCTACCTCCATCTTTTTTAGCGGAGTAAAGCATCTTTTGTTTTTCAGGAACACTATTAATATTAAAAGCTTTTCCTGCAAGACGATAGATAGTTGCTTTACAAGTCTCAAGCTGGACTTCAAGGTTAGCCTTTAAGTTTTCTAACTCTGCAACATCTATATCTGCGCCACGTAGCTCCATACGGCAGATAACCTCTAAGACATCCATTTCTAAATTAAAGATTCCTCGAAGACCGTCCTTCTCAAGATTAATGGAGTAAAGAAGGTACAGCTTCCAGGTCCACTCAGCATCTAACGCAGCATATGTAGCAACCTCGTCAAAACTGTGCTTTTCTACTTCTTTACCAACTCCTTTGACCATGTGATAGCCAAACTCGCGCTTTAAACAATCATCTAGTCCCAAATCATTACGATTTTGGTTATCTAAAATAAATGCAGCATTAAGGGTACAAAAGTAATTTGGTGTAGGCAGTTGCCCAATGTATTTAGTAACGCTTTGTAAATCAAATTTAAGGTTGTGACCAATCTTTACTTTGTCACTATGCAGCAAAGGCTTTAAAGCTTTAAAGACCTCACCAGCAGTTAATTGCTCAGGTGCTGGACCAAAGATACGCGTTGCTTTGCGTTCATCTTTGCTGTAATCAGAATCTCGTAATTCCATGCCTTTAGATACTCTAACTACGGCAGAGGGAAGCAACGGATATTCAGTACGCAAGTACTCTCCGTTTGGATGACCCATAGGAATAACATCTACCCGATCATGGGTAGCTAAAGCAATCCACGTAACAGTATTCTGACGTGGGTCTCCTCGATGGTTGCCGACTGTTTCTACGTCAAAACAAAACGCGTCTACTTTATCGTAGGCAGCAACAAGATCTTTAAGTTGTTTCTCTGTGGTAATAATATTCATAGCGCTCCTTGATTAGGTGCGCTGAGGGCCCATTAGAGAAAGGAGACAAGAGACTGGGCCC